ATTACAAAGGAGATACACAAAATGACTTGCAAACAACTAACAAACAAATTACAACAATTAAACGAAGGCCTAAAAATTGAAGTTAAAAAAGTAACAACAGTTGGTCGTATAACTGGTAAACATACTTGCTACCAATTACATGTAAATGGTAACAAATTCTATATTGGTGCTTTTACTCTTAAACAATTAGTAAAAGATATGACTAAAGACGGTAACGTATTAACATTGACTAGCCGCTTTGGTAAATATGAACAAATTAAAGTTGTAGTAGCATAACGAGTGAGGTGAGATGATCATGAGCAAATGGGTAGATATTCTAATGCTTGGTTTATTATACACGGTTTTATTAGTAGTTGCATATTGGTGGATTGTGCTTTTAATTGTGTTTTTAAGCTGCGTTTTATAGGAGGTATAGCATGATTAAAAAAGGAGATTGTTTATTGATCAAGCCAAAAGATAACTGGTTATGTGTTAAATACTATTCGCATGATATTGACTATCTATATTACGTACCAATGCATATCGATATGTTGCACAAGCGACACATCAAAAAAATTAAATTTGGTACTGATAATGTACGTAACATTCATCAAGGCAAAAATGATAAAAAAATTAAGGAGGTTGAGGATCTTGAATTTAACAAGTAAACAAACAATTATTTCTGATTTCTTATATAATATCTATTTAGAAAGTGATAATAAGGAGCTTGATATTTGGATTGCATATCTTGCTCGTGAAAATGGCGACGAAAAACTAGCACAAGCGATCGAGGTGGAATAAATAATGATCTTTTTCGATACTGAAGTATTTGTGCATGATTGGTTGCTTGTAACATTTGATGGTAATGAATTCACGTATATCGAGAATGATCGAGAATTGTTGCAACAATATTATGACAAACATAAAAACGAGTTATGGATCGGCTACAACTGCAAAGGGTACGACCAATATATTATAAAAGCAATTTTATTAGGGATTAATCCAAAAATTGTCAATGATTATATTATTAAAGGTGTTCATCCAGGTTGGTCATTTACAAACAAGTTTAAATCTATAAATTTGAATATATACGATTGTATGGTATTTGGTAAATCACTAAAGCAACTCGAGTCGTATATGGGTGTTAACATACATGAAACTAACGTTGATTTTGATCTAACGCGATTATTAAATGAGGAAGAAAAACGACTCAATCGTGAATATTGTCGTGATGATGTATACAATACTGCTTTGGTGTTCCAACAAACAAAACAAGATTTTGAAGCACATTACGGATTATGTCAACTCGCTGGAGAACCATTATCAAGTATGTCAAAAACAAAGGCACAGCTTGGTGCTAAAATTTTGAAAGCGAAACGATTAACGTCAGATGAATGGGATCAGGAATTCGATTTTGAATATGTACAATGTGTGAAAGATTATTCATATAAACATGATGATGTTGTTAAGTTTTTTGATAGCATTCGAGAGTCTAAAGATCCGACTGCAAGCTACGAAATTGATTTATATGGAACACCACATATTTTTGCATTAGGTGGTTTACATGGTGCAATATCAAACTACTTATGGTCAAATGATAATAAATCAAAAATGGTACATGCAGATGTCGGCTCAATGTACCCATCAATTATGATTGAGTGGGATTTATTGTCGCGAGGTGTTCCAGATCCTAGATTGTATATTGATGTTCGTGAAAAGCGCCTGCAGTTTAAAAAAGCAAAAGATCCTAGACAGTTACCATTGAAGCTCGTTCTCAATTCAGTATATGGACAAAGCGGAGCCGGTAAATGTGTTGATGGTAAATATAAAGTATTGTCTGACTTGTATGATCCTAAGCGCATGCGCGAGGTATGTATTAATGGGCAATTAATGATTTTACAATTAATTGAAGATGTCTGCGAAATGTTACCGAGGACACAACTTGTGCAGTCAAATACAGATGGTGTAGTGTTTAAAGTATGTAATGATGATTGGGATAAATTTGATGAGATCGTGAAAGTTTGGGAAAAACGTACTCGACTCAATATGGAATATGATTATACAAATGCAATTTATCAACGTGATGTAAATAATTATATCGCAATATTTGATGATGGTAAAATCGAGCGTAAAGGTGGATCAGTTAAAGAAGCAAAGGTTATCGATAATGATCTTCCAATAGTATCTGATGCCGTTGTTGAATATTTTGTGAATGGTGTAGATCCTGCTGAGTATATAGCTAAAGAAAATGATATGATGAGATTCATGAAAACGTATAAACTCAGTGGTAAATATGATCATGCGTTATATAATGATGAACTACTAACTGACAAAGTTTATCGAGTATTTGCATCTCGTAGTCGTAATGACGGTATTTTATATAAGTGTAAACATGATAAAAACCCAGAAAAATTTGCATCATGCCCGGATCATTGTAGGATCGTAAATGGTAACATTCAAGAAATGAAAACACCAAAATGGCTAGATCGTAAATGGTATATTGACGAGGCGTGGAAACGCATAAATTCATTTAAAGGTGAATAGATATAGTATTTATGATTTAACTGCATAACACATACACCATTAATGATTAACCAGCATTTTACATACAGCTCACTCCGTGGTATTATAATAATGTAAAGAGGTTAAGATTACTTAAACGGAGGAAATGAAAATGAAACAAGCACTTATAAAAGGAGATCGATCTGATGAGTGGTACACGCCTAAATGGTGTGTACAACAAATTTTTGATTATTATAAGCCAACTGGTAAAATATTATTGCCTTGGGACACAGATAAATCAAATTTTGTGAAATATTGTTGCAACAATAATATTGAGCATGTTTACAACATTCGTGATTTTATGACAACTGATTATAATTGTGATTGGATCATTTCGAATCCGCCATATTCAAATAAAGATGAGATTATAGAACGTTGTATTGACATTGGTAAACCAACAGTATTACTATTACCAATTGAATCACTTGGCGGAATACGTAGACATGCAGCATATAGACACACAAAACTGAATATATATATATACCTGAAAGGCGCATCGCGTTTATATCTGACAACGGTGAACAATCTAAAGCAGCAGCACATCATAGCATTTATTTAGGTTTGAATTTTGATGAACAAAAAATTGAGGTGGAATAATATGAAAATTAAAGTATTAAATGAAAATTGCATCCCTGAGCGTAAACATAATTGGGATGCCGGGCTAGATATGAAAGCAGCTAAAACTGTTACAATTCAACCGGGTGAAAATCGTCAAATTGGATTAGGTGTATGTGTACAGATCCCTGTCGGATATGTTGGTTTAATGTGTCCACGATCTAGTATCGGAGTAAATACGATGTTACGACCATCAATCTCGGTTGGCGTTATTGACGCTGGATATACTGGTGAAGTACATCAACCATATACAAATATTGGTGATGAACCAATTACATTAAATGAAGGAGAACGTATCGGCCAGCTTGTTGTTGTTCCTATTTTTGACTATAATATCGAAGTTGTTGACGAATTAGAACCAACTGAGCGTGGTGATGGTGCTTTTGGCAGTACAGGTAAATAGATACAATATATAGTATGTAATAGTTTTTAGTCCAGCGGTATATAGTATGTACAATATATAGCTGGACTAATTTTGTCGAGATACAATATACCGTATATATTAAAATTTAACGAGGATATGATAACGACTACGCACAACAAAACTTTTAGAAGTGCGATGGTTGATGCATTGTTACTAAAAGTCATATTGCTGGCCTGTGCTATGTGTAACAAGCATTGTACATTGCTGTTGAATCTGGTATAATAATAAATGTAAGGGGGATACCTTACAAGATGTGATTATAAAAGAGATACACAAAATGAGAACATGTAAACAATTAGCAGAAGCATTAAACAAAATCAACAACACAACAAACGTTGAAGTAGTAAAAGAACATGGTTATTACATCATTAAAATGGGCGGTTATGAAAGCGGATTGTGCTACACTTTAAAAGAACTAGTTAAAGAAATTGCAGCAAAAGAAACAATCGAAATGGTGTATAAATGTTGGACAATGCAAGGTATGAAAGTTACAACTATCAAGGGTTTAAACTAGGAGGTAAATATGTGGTATTATGTAACAGTTAACGAAATATGTATCGGTATGTTTAATAGTATAGAGGACGTAAATCGTTTTTTAGCACGCAATCAATATACGGTTATTAAACTTGAACAAACACGAGAATTTGAAACATTTATTGAAGTTACATATTTTTAGGAGGTATTTATTATGGTATTTATTACAACAATTGCAAATCAACTCAATAAAGATGATGCATACGTTCTCAAATTATGCGAAGATAAACAAATTGAAGTACATTACGATCAAGACGGTGTTTGGATTTATGATGATCAAGCGAAGTTACTACTTGATAGTGAATTGAAAACACCAACACGCTATAATTTCAGAGGTGTAGAGTGCACAGAAGTGCAACGCATTATGATCGGTGATGACGCTATGCAAACATTCTGGATGGGTAATATCATCAAATATTTGTATCGACGTCAAACTATTGGTGATCTTAAAAAAGCGCGTGTTTACTTAGATATGTGGATCAAGGAGGTTGAAGATAAAAATGCAAATATTCAATAACTACACAAAATTTGTACAAGCCGCAATCCAATATGGTATAAATCGTGCTGGTACAAAATCATTAGGCAATCAGATGTTTACATTCAAAATTCCAAAGAAGTATGCTGGATTATTGGTGTTCCCAAAAGCTCGGCTTGGTCTAAAAACATACATATCATATGCATTAGCAGAAGCAGCTTGGTATATGTCGCGATCTCGATGTGTAAATTGGATCAGCAAATATGGACCAATTTGGAACGACATGAAAGATCCAATTGGGTTAGTCAATAGTAATTATGGTTATCAATTATATACTAATAATGATCTAACACGTAAACTCGAACCCAATAAACCAGTATATTATAATATTATAAACTATGAAAATAGTGTGAGTATCTATGATGTACCTTGTAACAATTTCGTAGTTGCTGAGCTAAAAAGCGATGGTTTACATATGTATTCGTTAGCACGCAGTATTGATCTTATTTACGGATTGCCATTTGATATGATCGCGTTACAAGCATTTGGATATAAATTGTTGCAACAACAAAAGATCAATAGTTATGTATCTGCAGTTACATTTGAAATTATCGATGCGCATGTATATGACAGTATGATTCAGAAATTAGATATATCATACACATCTAACCAGTTTGCGGGGATTCGATTTAAAGATACAGATTATTATGAGCATCAAGATAATTATAGATTGATTGATTATCGTGAGCTTGCGAAGGAAATTGTAAAATATGATGTTGATATTGATGAGGAAATTGATTTTGATGCACTTGATTATTTTGATGTGAAAGAACGACCTTATAACACTGAAAATTCATATTTACATAATAGTTTGTATTTGAATCCAAACAATCGTAAAGATATTAAGCTAGTAGATAATGACACAATTATGTATAATACTATTGGATTTAGAACATTAATTTATAAAAAGGAGAAATAACATGTTTGATAAATGTTCATTCATTAACTCAGTGGGCGAATACGCATATGACTGTGATAATCGTTATGATATGTTGTTGCGTGATGACACATGTGCAAACGCAATTGAAATAAATACACAGTATGGCAAAATTATCGTATCTGGTGACACACTTGTTGCAACAGGTCGAGGATTATGGAAACGGGCAGGCGAATTATATATTGGTGATTCACTTAAACATTATACCATGGGTAAAGCAGTTATTACTGGAATCACTTCAATTACAGATATTATTCATATGTTTAGGTTGGTGGATTGCACTGCTGGATATTTACTAATAGAAGGGTTTTACATTTCTGCTGATTAATGGTATAATATAATAAAGGAGGTGATTACATGTGGGTTAGAATTCGCAACATGATTGTGCCAATGTTATTGAGTGAAAATGCATTGCGTGGCCTTTGTGGTGCTGCAGGATTACGCGATGACGTATCTACAGCAATCGCAAAATCTGTCATGGATATTAAGTATTTTATCGATACAAAAGATAAACGTTATCTCAATCTTGCTATTGATGAGTTGCAAAAACTTATCAAATAGTGGAGGTGATCCATTATCTCGTGTGATATAATGATTCACACGTTAAGAGAGACTACTAGTAGTAGTCTCTTTTTTATATTTACAAATGTTGCAACATGTGATACAATAGTAATAAGGAGGGTTACAATAATGCACAATGTTGATCATGCTGTCATTATCAGTGGAGTTGTATCATTTTTATCGTATTGTTTTGGCGTTGTGAATCCCCAACTTGAAGTATTGTTATGGGCAATGTCACTTGATATTGTGATCGGTATATTCGCAAGTTTTATCAATCCAAAACTAATGTACAATAGTCAAAAGACATTTCGTGGGATCGCTAAAAAAATTGTATTGTTAACATTAGTGTGCTTTGCACATCAACTTGATAACATGATGAGTACAGATACAATAGCGTTGACTACTTGCTATTTCTTTATTGTAAATGAAGGGATGAGTTGTTTAGAAAACGCAGGTAAATGTGGGCTTAAATTACCACCAATTATACAAAACTCGCTTGAACAATTAAAAGGTATAACTGATAATGAACATAAGAAGCATTAAAAACATACTTGCTACGCTTGGATATATTTGCACTATTCTATGTGTGGTAATAGCGCCTGATCTCGCAGATTGGTATATAGTGTTATATATTATATATTCTGTTGCAATAGGGATCGGACACGATGATGAGGATCACGAATAGTGGTCCTCTTTTATTATACAATATATAGTATGCGAGTAATGATCGACGAGCTAAATATTGTATAGCACAACATATAGCTGTATAAAAGTTATTTAGATACAATATATTGTATCTATGATATGAAGTAATATAATGTCACGACCAATGCATTTTTAGCATTGTACAAATATCTGTGAACAGTGTATTATAATAAATGTAAGGTATATATTAACTAATAAGGAGATACAAAATGACTAAACAACAACTACAAGCTGCTTTAAAAGAACAATATATCGTAGTAGGTACAACAATTGAAAATAAAGTAGGTGACACAGTTATCGCAGCTAAAACTATTGATGATCTTGCTACTAAAGCTATGGTTTACGGGTTGATTAAATAATATGTTTATTAAGAAAAACATGAATCCATATAATAAATGTATTGATGATTGCGCTATACGCGCAATCGCGCTTGCAACTAAAAAAGATTATATGAACGTCATGGATGGACTTATTGCTGTTGCTGACGAGCATAATTGGGAAATTGATGAGTTAAGAACAATTAACAAATATCTAACATCAATTGGATGGGAATTTTGTGAGTTAAAAGGTCATAAACCAACTGTGAAACAGTTTGCAACTACAATTACGTATCCACGAATTGTAATTGTAAATGGTCATGCAACGTTTACAAAAAATGGTAATACATATGACACTTGGAACTGCAATCGATATAGAGTAAATTACGTATACCGTAAACGCAATTCATAAATGTGTAACAAGCATTGTACATACAGTGTAGATCTGGTATAATAATAAATGTAAGGGGGATAACCCTTAAGGTTATTAAACGGAGGATATTAAAATGACTAACGAACAACGAGCAAAAGTATTAACAACTGATGCATTATACGAAGCATTAAAAATGACAAATAATGAAGAAATTAAACGAGTGATTTTAAATGAATTAGCTACACGCTAGGAGGTAAATATGAAATACATAATTGTTTATAATGGTGAAATCATTGACTATGCAGAAAACACTAAAGATGCTTGCCAACTTGTTAAAGAGTATCGTATGGCTTTTAAATCTGGTAACATTTGGTATAAACGAGGTGAATAAAATGGAATTTATTAAAGATGTATTGAGTCGTAAAATGAGTTTGAAACAAGTCTGTAAAAAATATGATATTACTATCGATGATATACTAGAACGTTATCAGCAAGAACGTTCTAAATTTACAGACGAACAAATTGAGGTAATCATGAATGAAGTGTATTATCAATAAGTACTCATATATCGATGGTAAACTGTTGCAACAATATAACTCAATTTCAGAAGCCGCTAAAGATAACAACGTAACATATATTGCAGTTATGAAGATGTTGCAACAAGATATGCTCAAATATCCACGGCGTGATTATTATTTCGGATATAAACCAAAAAAACGCTGGATCATTGTGTGTTATGATAACGAAACTCGTTACGAATTAGGTAGATATAAAAATATGCAAGATGCAGCTGAAAAAACTGGAGTTGGTTGGCAACAAATATCTTGGCAAGTACGAAAAAATTTACCGTTTGATAAACGCTGGATGGGATCAACTGGATTATGGTTTACACGTGAGGTTATTGATATATGATCGATTATATGAAATTGTTACAACAAACAAGTAATATTTGGATGAATGGTGATCAAGAAAACATCAAATTTATTAGATATATTCTTGCTGAATTGCAAATTCTATGGTGTATTTATATTGACGATACACGATATGCAGATGCAGCATTCGAAGATGCATTTCATATTTTATGTTTTGATGTTCAAGAATGCGAGGAAGTCAATGAATAAATGACAAACAAGCATTGTACATTGCTGTTGAATCTGGTATAATAATAAATGTAAGGGGGATAACCCTTAAGGTTATTACAAAGGAGATACACAAAATGAAACAACAAATGATCTTAAACAACAAAGTAATTTTTGAAGGTACTGAAAAAGAATGTTTTCGTGAAATGATTAAACGTAACTTGAGCTTAGTACAAAATACTAAAACAAAATTATTCGTAAGTGAAAAAGTTTTCGCTAACTTTGGTAATTTTTATACTGATATTTAATAAGGTAAATAGATAATGGTTAAAGTTTACAAACAAAATGAATTTATAAATATATGCACAAATATGGAAGTCGCTGCTAAATTTATTAAAGATAATGATTATCAAATATATACTATTTATTGCGGCGGTAAAGATCTTATTGTGATCGAGGTAGTATAATGATATTAACATTATTAATAATAATATTACTGACATGTATATTCACAGTAATGAATGACAATTTTACAATAACAAAATTAATAATACATTTAATGATTAATATATTAGCGTTTTTAGTGTACTTATTATTGTTTTTTATTATTGTAGTGATATAACATGTTATGATGCGTAAGTTTATTATGTTCACTATGGAGGACTGACTATATGATAGTTACAAATAATATAGATTTTTATACATATTGTTGTAACAAAGGTGTAATTTGTACATATATCCCTAAACCAATTAACATCAAATTTGATGACGCAATTATTGTTGTTTTCACGAATAATTATCACGCATTATCGGTTTGCGGTAATAGATTCAATAACGATAAAAAAGAAGAGTTTGAACGTGAAGCATCTGAACTGCTTGATTGGTTTGATTGTGGTGATCATGTTATTATGATTAGCAATATCAATAAATTTGGTACACCATATATGAGGGATAATTTTGAGTTGTTGCAACAAAGATATGACAAGCATGATATTATCAAACAAGTCATAAATACAAAAAATATAGGATCGCTAATTAATCCGCATAGAATGCAGTTGCGATATAAGAACGTTAAGCCAATTAAGTTTGATTATGTATGTGCTGATAATATTAAGGATCCTAAATATATATGGTGTGCGAGGGATTATAGTTGTTTTAGATCTCAGCAAGTACATTATATAAATGTTTTGAACGCAAGTAGTGATACTGAAGAACGACGCAAACTGCGTTATATCCCTGAATATAGTTTATATAGCCAACTTTACAAACACTTAAAATCTATGTTATAATAGATACATGGATAAAAATAAATTTCGTTCGAGTGCAGCTTGGAAACATAAACGAGCTGAAATATTGAAGCGGGATCATAATATGTGTAAGATTTGTTGCAACAAAGAAGGCCTACAAGTACATCATATTTATAGTCTTGATACTCATTGGCAATTACGATTAGACGATAATAATCTTATAACGTTATGCGAACAATGCCATCATGCAGCACATAATGCAATGTTTAATCCTGTATTCTTACTCGACAAAATTAAATAGCTATTACATAACCGCATCATTAGTATGCGGTTTTTGTATTTTACAAATACTATAATACAGTGTATTATAATATATGTAAGGTGATTAAAACAAAGGAGATACAAAATGAAACAATATGCAATTACTTATGGAATGAAAATCATAGATTATGCTAACAACAGAGAAGAAGCACAACAAATGGTAAAAGCATACCGTGAAATTACAAACGATAAAATGTATTGGTATATTGAGGTAAAATAAAATGACTAGAAGACAAGCACTTGAAGATATTAAACGTTTACGTGATGTATTTTTAAAGTAGGAGGTAAGAGAAATGATTGTTGAAGTTAAAACATGGGATAACGCACTTGATATGATATTTAAAGAAAATCTATCTAGTAAATACGCTGTGAAAGTTGTCGATAATGTTTATCCTAGTGATAAAGATTTTGATGGTATTATCTTACATGTGAAAGGTGAGTAATATGAAAAAGGTGTGTAAGTGGTGTGGTCGTATTGTTGAATACGACCACAAATGTCCAAATAAACCAAAGCGTAAAGACACAAGAAAAAAGCAAATTAGCATAGATAGTCGCTGGCCAAAAATTAGGCAACAAGTACGTGAGCGTGATTTGAGTTGTAGACTTTGTTGGCACAATGGGGTTTACAATAAAATAAATGAAGTACATCATATAATCCCTAGAGATGTTGCAACAGATGATGATCATGTATTCGAAGCAAATAACTGTATTGGATTATGCCGTGAATGTCATCATACTGTACATGAAGAAGGTTGGCAAAAATATGTGGATTTATTTAAGGAGTTGATCGATCATGAGTAATTTTTATCGAGGATATATTAAGTTAAAAGAAGACAAAACACCATATGATAATAAGCGAATGCATCGACATATGATCAACGACTGGCAAACAGTTGGTGGAATACTAAAGAATGAATATGTACTAGTTGATATTGATACACATGAGGATAGTGATTTATTTATGCAGTTAGTAGACAAATATGAGTGGAAATGTCATATTGTTGCAACAGATGGTGGAGTACATGCTATATTTAAAAAACCAGATATTGCACTTTCATCTGTGGTAGGCCGTGAGCTCATGTGTGGTATTAGAGCTGATTTTAAGATAGGTAGACGAGATTATAAAAGTAGTGATTATGAATGTGTCATTAAACATGGGAAATATAGGGAATTGTTGCAACAATGTGATGATCCTCAAATACTGCCTTGGCAATTAATGCCATTTACAAATGAGCTCGATTTAAAAAGTGTTGGTGATGGTGATGGGCGTCACGGGATTCATAGACAACTAATATCACGCGCATGTGCATATACAACAAACGCTAAAGAGATTATCGACTTTGTAAAATGGGTGAATGATAATATATTTGCTGTTCCTCGCGAGTCAGTAAATTGGAAAGTACGTGACGTGCAAGATTGGATCGACGATGTATGTGTGAAAGAAAATGATATGAGTATTGATGAGATGTTGCAACATTATGGTATAAAAGATTTGCGCAAGGTGAAACAATTCATACGTGCTAATTACGACGTACCAGATACAACATATGGTATGTAGATAAATGTTAGGAAGCTAGATATAGTATACACAACATATTGCTTGATAAATAATAGCGAAATACAATATATAGTATATTATATGTAACTGTGAAAAAATAATGAGTAATGGGCACAAGGAGGTATAACATGCAGGAGTTTATTGATTGGGCGTTTTATGGTAAAATAGTAGAAGGATTAAAACCTGAAGAAGTATATACATGCTATAAAATTTGGTGTGAGTTATTTGGATATGATCCTATGAAAAAATTTGAGTTTATTGAAGAATGGGGAAAACGTGTATGAGTCGATATAGAGGCAAAGGTAATATATTCTTGCATTATGAAATGGCAAGTGATATTATTAATGAATACGATTTTTGTACTATTAATGATACAATATATATTTGGTGGGACGGTAAGTATACGCCAGATGTACAAGATAAAGTTAACTTAATTGGGATCATGCTCGACCAGACAACAACAAAAACAAATCGAACTGAAGTGTATAACACAATCGTTGGTTTTAAGTCAACTTTCAGAAAATTCGCTGAGGTTGACAAATATAAAATTGCATTTGATAATGGTGTGCTTGATTTAAGTACAATGAAATTCGAAACAGAGTTGTTGCAACAATTTGCAGTATGTAATAAAATCCCATGGAATTATAATCCAGATCCTGAAGAACAACCACATGTACGTGAACAAATTAAAAAATGGGCCGACTATGATGAGAACACAGAACAATTATTATATCAATTAATTGGTTATCCGATGTTAGTCAATTGTAACCTTAGAACAATGTTCTTACTGCATGGATCTGCACAAGGTGGTAAAACTAAATTTGTAGAATATATGGAATATCTTTACGGACCAGAAAATTATGGTACGTTTGACATTGAAGAAATTAATAAGCGATTTAATAAGGCACAGATATGTGGAAAGTTGTTCAATTATTCAGACGATATTGATGCAGGATATATTGAAAAACCAAATTTCTTAAAACGCTTAATTTCAGGGATCACGTCGATGCAAGTTGAAAATAAAGGTAAAGATGGGTATAAATCACCATTTTATGCAAAGTTGATTATGAGCATGAACGAATTCCCTAAAATTAAAATGGATAGTGATGTTACTGCTTGGCAGTCACGTTTTAATATCATTCATTTTAAACACAAATTTGAAAAGAATCCTATGTATGATGAGTGGGAAAAACAAAATTTAAAAACTCAAGAAGCAGTTGAATGGTTGTTGCAACGAAGTACTAGAGCAATTCACGATGCGATTATAAATGGTGGATTTTGTTACAACGATACTAAACAATTTAATGACTTCCTTGAAAATAATGCACCATTAATGTATGATGCGTTGAATATGACAATTGATGATTGGGAAGAATATAATGATGTAAAGCAATGGTTTAAAAATATCGTCAATGATTATGGATCACAAATGTCATTTAAAACATTTATGAATACATTCAATAAACAAAGTGATGCATTAAAAATATATCGCACAACAAATACTAAAAATGGTATTCAAAAAGTTATATTTAAGGTGAAAGAAAAATAATATAATGAGGAGTATCAGCAAACTGATGTTCCTCATTTTTAATAAATATAATTATAAACAGATTATAAACAAAATTCATGCGCAAAATCAACGCATGAAATCGTTAAAAACGCATGAAATTAAATGCCAACGAAGTCAGTAATAGTCTACAGTATTAGCATTCATGCTTTCATGCGCACACTTAGATACTTATTTAATATATAAGATATATAGGATATATATAGATATAGGGGGAGGGGAAGCAGAAAAATGTGCACATAAACGCATGAACACCAAAAAAGTGCCATGAACATAGACGGGTACTGAATAGTTTACATGCATTTTACATGCGTTTTACATGCATTTCATGCATTTGAACAAATTGAACAACAAATATCTATATTTCGACAGGATCATGTAGCGTTATCATGAGTTAACTCTCGAAACATACTATATACCGTATGTAAGTAAGAATCACTCAGCTATATTTAGTATGTACAATATATTGCTGCAGATAACACGACTAAATACAATATACTGTATCTATTACCTAATGTAATATTACATCCTGATCAATGATTAACAAGCATTGTACATAACTGTGTGATAGTGGTATTATAATAATGTAAAGAGATTAAGACATTAATTTTATGGAGGTAAATATTATGATTAACGTTAGAGATTATATTGTAAAAGTAAATGGTATTTATGTTACACCAACTACACACTGTGCAGGTACAACTTGGGTATTGACATACAGAACAAGTAATAAATTAGTAACATATACATTCAATGAATCTGAATTATGTAATGCAAAGAAACCAAGTACAATCAAACATGTAACAAGTATGGTTAAACATGATTTTATGTAGGAGGCAATCAAAATGAAATATAATTACTTAGATCCATGGGATATTAAACATATTATATCTATCACAAATGATCCTGATTTATTACTAGATACAATTGATGATATGCTAAGTAATATTTCTGATACAGCATTTCGCGAAGGTTATGATGAAGGCTATGATCAAGGTCGTATTGATAATGAAGAGTATAACATTTAGGAGGAAGCAACAATGAATAACTACGATGCATTAGATAATGATATTGTTATTGAGATTGCTAACAATCAAAACAACTTGCATGATCTGCTAACAATCATTAATCAGTTAGCTATAGACAAATATGATCTAGGTTTTAACGATGGTTATTATGTAGGTAATGCAGATGGTTGGTACGAATGTCATGATCAAATGAACGAAGAGGATTAAAATTATTACCTGGTAATAAATATCCCCCCGCGTTATATAGTGGTCACAAATGTGTCAACCGTCGCCACCCA